GTTGCTGAAAGCCCTAGCATGGGTGAAACATATACAAACCTGCGCGCTGAGCTGTGGTTTAAGATGCGTGGGTGGCTAGAGCAGCGCGGGTCCAAGCTGCCGAAGGATGAGCAGCTTGTTGCAGAATTGAGTACAATCCGCTATAGTTTCGTCAGTAGTGGCAAGATGAAAGCTGAGAGCAAGGACGAGATGCGCAAGCGCGGTCTGCCCTCGCCTGACTTTGCCGATGCGGTATGTTTGACGTTGGCGTCCGATGCGGCGACTGCAATGGGTGGGCGAGCTTCGACGTGGGGCAAGCCGTTGCGACGTAATCTAAAAGGGGTTGCATAGTGGAAAAGAAACGCTTTTTGGATTTCCTCGACATGCTCGACGGGGGTGGCGCTGGCCAGATGGGCGACAAGTTTGAGGGCGGCGGTCTGCTGTCCGTGATTGGCAATGCCTTTGGCTCCCCGTATGGCTCTGAAGACCCTGAGCTCCGCGCGGCTCGGCAGGCGTTCTACGGCTCCGACCAGATCGGTGGTGCGCCCATGACTTCGGCACCCCCGTCGCAGGTTATCCCGCAGCAGGATAATTACACTGTGGACGCCTTTGAGCCTAATTATGCTGATCGTTTTGGGGTGCCTGCGCCTGCTGCGCCTATGCAGTATGGTCCGCCTGCGCGTGCGCTGGTGGGGCCGCAATTGCGCGCTGCGATGAACCCCCCGCGGGCGGGAGTGTTTCCTGCGCCTGTGTCAGCGGGTCCAAGCATCAACCCTGCTAACGCATCGACTGACAACTACCAGCGTTTCGTCAATCAGTTGATTGAGATGCGTGGTGAGGAAGAGGCGAGACAGATAATTAGCAGCGGCTTGGGTGTTGACGCGTACCGAGCCTTTCAGGCCAACAACTACAACATGCCCAACTACTGATGGCTTCGATCTGGGATATAATTGACACCGACGCTATGCTGAATGCTATTCGGCGGCGTGAGGTCAGTACTGACGCGGCTGACCCTAGCGCGCCGTTAATGCCACGCGAGGATATGTTGAGTAGCAAAGGCGCTACAGGTGAAATGCAAATCATCCCCAAGATGGCGGCTGACCCCGGCTACGGCGCACCTACTATTTTCGATATTGGCGAGACGATGGGATTTGATACGCAGAAAAGGGATGAGGCTACGGCACGTGCTTTGGCGAATGACCCTGCGGTGGCCCGCGAGTACGCAAAGCAGTACCTTGGTGCCATGTATAACAGATTTGGAAGCGTAGACGAGGCTGCGGCGGCTTACAACTTGGGGCCGGGTGGACTTTTGAGAGCGGACAGCAAGTTTGAGAGACTTCCTGAAGAAACTCGCGGTTACGTTTCAGATGTTAGACGTTTTTACCAAGAGGACACGGGGGAGCCATACGGTATTACAATAGCGCCCAGACCTCGCTCCAGACCGAAAGGACTACTCCAATGAAAGCACCAGTATTCACACCGATCAAAGGCTGCCCCACCCCCGCCGCGTGCAAGCGTGAGGGCAAATGCCTCGGCAAGAAGCACTCGAAGTAATGGGGCTATACAGCAACATCGCCGCCAAGAAGAAGCGCATTGCCGCTGGCTCTGGCGAGAAGATGCGCAAGCCCGGCACTAAGGGTGCGCCGACAGCCAAGGCGTTTAAGCAGGCGGCCAAGACAGCCAAGAAGCCGAAAGGTAAGAAGTGATGGCTAAAGACCCGCGCCTAGCCAGAGCGGGCGTTTCAGGGTATAACAAGCCCAAGCGCACGCCGAGCCACAAGACGAAGTCTCACGTTGTCGTCGCCAAGTCGGGCGACCAGACCAAGACGATCAGATTTGGGCAGCAGGGCGTGAAGGGTTCGCCTGATGGGTCTGCACGCAACAAGTCGTTCAAGGCGCGCCACGCGAAAAACATAGCCAAGGGCAAGATGTCTGCGGCGTACTGGGCCGACAAGGTGAAATGGTGAGCTAAATGCCTATTACAACATACGACGAGCTGAAGGCGGCGATTGCTGACTTCCTGAACCGCGATGACCTTACGGCAGCCGTACCCAACTTCATTTCTTTGGCCGAGGCCAACATGCAGCGCAAGATACGCCACTGGCGTCAGGAAAAGCGCAGCACTGCGGAGCTTGACACGCAATACTCCGCAATCCCTGCGGACTTCTTGGAGGCCATTCGGTTCTACGTCACCAGCGGTGACACCAAGCCGCTTGAGCTGATCAGTCAGGCTGAGATGCTTGACCGCAAGCGCAAGAACCTCAACACCAGCGGATCGCCTTCGTATTATGCTATTACGGCAGGTGAGATCGAGGTCTACCCAGTGCCAGACGGGACTTACGACGTTGAGCTTTACTACTTCAGCCGCGTACCAGCTCTGAGCGATGCGGCCCCGACAAACTGGCTCTTGGAATACTTTCCTGACGTCCTGCTTTACGGCGCTTTGGTTCACTCAGCCCCATACCTCAAGGAGGATGGGCGCATTCAAATTTGGTCTGCGTTGTTCCAAGAGGCGATTGATGCTATAAATACATCAAGCGAGAAGGCTAAATTTGGCGGCTCAGGCCGACGCATGAAAATAAGGGCATACTGAGATGAGCTTTTCCAACACATTCGAAACCCGCGTCCTGACATGGGTTTTCACCACAGGCAGCGCCACGCGCCCAACTGCGTGGCACGTCGCGCTATACACAGCAGCGCCCGACGACACTGGTGGCGGCACTGAAGTCTCTGGCGGTGCGTATGCTCGTCAGGCAGTCACGTTCACCGTTTCTGGCAACACAGCCACGAACAGCGCGGCGCTTGAGTACCCAACAGCCACAGCACCATACGGCACTGTCACACACGTTGGCGTGTTTGATGCGTCAACTGGCGGCAACCTGATCGCCTACGCAGCGCTGACGACTTCAAAGACCATCGACACAGGCGATGTCTTGCGTTTGCCAGCAGGTGACCTCGATATTACGCTAGACTAATGGCTGTCTATCGCAGCGGGTACGGGCGGAGCGCTTACGGGTCGTATAATTACGGCCTTGATGGTTCCATCTTGGCGGCTGCATCAACCGTAGTCACAGCGACCACCACTGTTGCCGCATCCACACGGGTGCGGCTCAGTGCGTCTATCGTCGTGAGTGCGTCTACGACATCCACGGAGGCCACACGGGTTCGTAAGGCGTCTGCCACATCCGCCACATCATCCGCAGCTTCAAGTGCCGCCCAGAGAGTGCGTGAGAGCGCTGGAGAGGCCGCCACAGCCGCCTCAGTGACGTCTGACGCCCTGAGAGTGCGCGAGAACGCTGGCAGCGTCTCAGCAGCCGCCTCTGTGGCCCCTGCCGCCCAGCGCGTGCGTGAGAGCGACGCCACGGCTCTCCCATTGCTGTCTGGCACTGCAAGCGCGCAGGTCACGATTATTGTTTCCGCTACCTCCAACTGTGCATCCTCTCCTGTCGCGATGGCAAACCGCGTGCAGTTCAGCGGATCGTCGATCAGCATTGCGTGCAGCACTGCTTGTAACGCGATTGAGAAGTGGGAACCTGAAGCTGACACACCAGAGACATGGACGCCAGTTGATCCTGCCGCTGAAATATGGCAGTATGCCGATAACGCATCCGAGGAATGGACTGCGTCTTCCCCCACATCGAAGGAATGGAGCACAGCCTCGGTCGCAGGTAAATCTTGGGCTGACGCCGCATAGGAGAACGACATGGCAGATACAACAACCACAACGCTTGGCCTCACGAAGCCAGAAGTCGGCGCATCCGAGGATACATGGGGCGAGAAGATCAACACCAACTTCGACTTGGTTGACGACGCCCTTGACGGCACGACGGCTGTCTCTCTCGACATCAACGGCGGTACAATCGATGGTACAGTTATCGGCGGGACAACTCCTGCGGCTGGTAGCTTTACGACTTTGACCAGCGATGGGCTGACTGTTGATGGTCAAATTTACATCAACCACTCTTCGCCTGAGTTACTCCTCACAGACACGGACACTGGCGTCGACCACGCTGTCACTGCGCAATCTGGGGTCGGAAACTTTAAGATTGATGTCGATAAAAACAGCGAAGGTACTGCCCCAAAGTTTATCGTAAACGTGCAGGGAAACAACCTTTTTGAAGTAAACGAAGATGGTCAAACACGGTTCCTTAACACAACTGCCGAGACCATGCGCATCACCTCCGCAGGCAACGTTGGTATCAACGAGACAGTCCCTAGTGCACAGTTTCACGTAAACTCTGGTGCAAGTAACCTTACGGGTCTTTTCGAAAGTACCGATTCTGGAGCTACGATCACCCTCATTGACAATAGTACAACAGGTGGTAGCACAGCCGAACACGGCTTTAACACTGTCGGCGATCAGCTTGAAATACGTGCTGTAAACAACATTGCGTTTGAAACGGGTGGGGCTGGCTCTGAACGCATGCGGGTCTTTTCTGGTGGCGATGTAGGTATCGGGACAACCACCAACGTCAATGGTGACGGGAAGACTTGTGCGTTAAACGTGCAGAAAGCAGCCTCTGATAACGCCGTAATCTCAGGATACATGGCAACCACGTCCAACAACCGACAGTTGCTCTCTTTGTACTCGAATGAAGTCAGCACAAACAATCTTCAGCACATACTTGATACAGACGGTCAGGCGTATAACCGCACAGGGGTTTGGGGTACAATTTCTTCTGATGAGCGTGTAAAGCAAGACATTACGCCTGTATTATCTCAGTGGGACGACTTGAAAGCTATTGGGCTAGTCAACTACCTTCGTAAGGACGAAGTTGCTGCGGAGGGCTACGATGCCAAAAAGTATCTCGGTGTTATAGCACAACAAGCCGAGACGGTTAGTTCTTCTTTGGTCTACGCCCGTGACCCTCGCCCTGAAGAGATCGCCGTTGCACCAGAGTTAGGTGAGATTGCAGATGACTTGGATCGCCCGATCTACAAACAGTACCGAAATGGCGACGATATACCTGAAGGTTTTGAGGTAGACGACTATGCCCTAGACGAGAATGGTGAAAAGGTCATTGCTGGCTATCACCAAGAAATCGTAGCGGTTCACGATCAGATCAAGGTATTCAAGGACAGCGTTCTGTTCTGGAAGGCTGTGGGTGCTTTGCAAGAGGCCATGGGTCGTATTGAAGAGCTTGAAGCACGTCTGTCTGTTCTAGAAGGCGCATCATAATGAGTATTACTTACGACTGGACAATCCCTACTTGCGAACACGACATCGCAACAGGCGACATAAACTGAAAGGAGATCAACATGACTGCTGAAGACAAAAAGGCAATCATCACGATTGACGACATCGAATACACTGAAGACCAACTGAGCGATGAGGCGAAAGTCTGCATCAATCACATCGGCTCACTGGATCAGAAGATTGGCTCTGCCCAGTTTAACCTGACCCAACTTCAAGGTGGCCGTGAGTTCTTCGTGGCACGACTGAAAGCCGAGTTGGGCACCAAATAGCGCCAATCTTGTGGGGGCTGTAGTCTTTGTGCTATAGTCCCCACAGCACAACGCCCCGAGGTCTTGATGACACTTATCCCGCTCGACATTCCCGCAGGCGTTTATCGCAACGGCACAGACTTGCAATCACAAGGTCGTTGGCGTGATGCAAATCTAGTGCGCTGGATTGATGGCACCATGCGCCCTGTCGGGGGGTGGCGTACACGCTCTGACACTGCGGCTGCCGCTAAGATCAGAGGCATGATCGCTTGGGACGACAACAGCAATGATCGCTGGCTTGTCGGCGGAACTTACAACAAGCTGTATGTCTGGTCCATTGAAGGCACACAGTATGACATCACCCCAGCGGGGCTGTCAGCGGGTGCCGAGGATGCTGTGGCCCTCACTGGTTACGGCGGGAACCTCTACGGCAGATACGCCTACGGTGTTGTGCGTCCAGAAACGTCACGCATCCAGCCCGCAACATCTTGGGCGCTCGACACATGGGGTGAAAACCTTGTGGGTTGCACAACTAACGACGGCAAGATTTACGAGTGGACTCTCGCTACAGGCACGCCCGCTGCGGTTGTATCTAACGCTCCCACAGACAACCGCTCACTGGTCGTGACCGAGGAGCGGTTCCTGTTCGCCCTTGGCGCAGGCGGCAATGATCGGTTAGTGCAGTGGTCGGACCGTGAAGACAACACCACATGGACGCCAGCGGCCACCAATGAGGCGGGCGACCTTGAGTTAAACACCAATGGCCAGATTATGAGTGGCGTTAATGTGCGCGGGCAGACGCTAATTCTCACATCCACAGACGCCCATGTCGCAAACTACGTTGGGCCGCCCTATGTTTACGGGATTGAGCGCGTCGGTGCATCCTGCGGCCTTGCGGCAAATCAGGCTGTCGCAGTTGTTGACGCTGGCGCTTTCTGGATGGGGCCGCACGCGTTCTATGCCTACACGGGTGGCGCTGTGCAGGAAGTCCAGTCAGACGTTTCGGACTATGTGTTCAATGACATTAACCGCGCCCAGATCAGCAAGGCGTTTGCGGTCACGAATAGCACATACGGCGAGATTTGGTGGTATTACCCGTCTTCGGCATCCACAGAAAACAACCGCTACGTTGT